TGATAGGTGTCAATAAAAAGATTTAATATTTTTAAATTCTTTCAATTCTTCTAATACTTATAATTCTTGCAATTCTTATAAAATACTTGTATATATTATCTAGTGAGGTAGATATGCAATATCGGAGCTTAGACACTGAAATCGTTACGCGTGCCGCGCGTGAGGGCGAAAAAGACATCGTTTCGTTCGTTGCGAGCACTTCAAACGCAGATCGATATGGTGATATTGTCAATCAAAATGGGTGGTCATTAGACCAATATCGCAAAAATAATGTGATTTTACTCAATCACAATGCTTCTCATTTACCAATCGGCCGCGGTGAGGTTGCCGTTGTTGATGGGAAATTGATGGTTGACGTTGAGTTCGATATGGGCGATCCAATGGCCGCAGAGGTCGCGCGCAAGGTCAAAGCCGGCTTTATGGGTGCTGTCTCAGTGGGCTTTAATGCAATCTCTTCGACACCTCGATCTATGCTCAATCAAGATAGCCCATATTATGCGCCGCGCGGGGAGTTCTTCGAAAAAGCCGAGCTTCTCGAAATCTCGATCGTAACAATACCCGCAAACGGTGACGCGGTCGCGGCCAAAAACTTTATCGGGTCGAATCGACTCTTTAAACTTTCTGAGCTTAAGCATGTTCTCGATGTAGAGTTTGACGGGGATCGCGTCGTTGTCACGTATCTTCTCGGTCAAGAGGAGCGCAACGAAGAGCCGCAAGAGGTCGAAGAGAGCGAAGAGCAGGGATATAAACCCGAAGACGAAGACAAAGAAAATAAAAGCTTATTAACAACCGAAGAGCGCGACCTTTTTGCGTTCATTACTATAAATGGAGATGATAGCGATGAGTAAAAACGACCGCGCTATGGTGGAAGAAGCCAAAGGTATTCTTGAGGGTATTCGAAACCATCAAAAAACATCGACTGAGCGACTGACTCAGTTTGAGAAGCAAGTTGACGATCTGAAAAAGGCACAGCGCTTGATTCAAGAGTCGCAAACCGTAATACGCGACATTGAGCACACCAACAAAGGCGATCGACACCTTAAGAGCTTCGTTGAGTCCGACGGTGTACGCTGGACAAGTAAACGCGTAGACGTGGCCGTAACTGGGCGCGGTACTATCAAAACAGAAGTAAAAGGGCTTCTTGATTCCGATGAGCCGGTCAATGCTTGGCATGCGGATTTGGTAAAAATCAACAGAGAGAGAGCGTTTGCGCGAATGCTCATGAGTAGCCCGCACACACCAAAGAGTGATCTGAAGCTTTGGAAGCACCTAGACAAAGCGCCTCGTTTTTTAAGGCCTGCAATAAATCGCGCCTTCAACGATTCCGCCGGAGTCGGTGCAGAGTGGATCCCCGATCAATTTGCAGCGGATCTTTTTTACAACCTCGAAGACCAGATCCAATTGCCTCGAATCGTTGCCGATAACCTTGAGCGTCAATTTGTGGACCGTCAAACAGTTTTGGTTCCTCGTATGTCACGCGGTGGCCGTCCCTACAAAAAAGGAACTGTTGTTTCGGATTCTCCGGCGCAATATTCTGCATCTACTATCCAGACAAGTCAAAAATCAATATCCATGGCGGGTCTCGCTTGTCGTTATGTAATCGACGATCAAGCTGCGGAAGATTCCGCTATATTGGCTATTCCGACGCTATCGCGACAAATTGTTATGGATTTAAATGATGCGATGGAAGATTGTATCATAAACGGCGATACAACCGCCGTACACCAAGACGATATCGCAAATTGGGACCTCAGAGGCCGTTGGGGAGCCGCTGGCCTCGGTGGAGCGGGGGATCATCGTCGATCCTTTACTGGTCTTCGTGCCGCAGCACTCGATCGCGCTTGCTCTGACAATCAAGGAGGGCTGGCCTACGCATTCGCGGACTTTTTGAGCGCAAAATCTGCACTCGGAGAAATGGCGGTTATGGATATGATTTGTATCGCCTCTCCGGAAGCGGTTGTCGCGAATCTTCTTGGTTTGGCACAAGTTCAAACGCTTGATGTCTTTGGACCGCAGGCGACCGTAAAAACCGGCCAAATAGCGTCTCTTGCGGGTGTTCCGATCATAATGAGCCGATTTATGGGTGCCGATCTACATACAAACGGACTTTATACCGGAGCGAACGCAACAACGGGCATGCTTTTTGTGCATACAAACTCATGGCGCATCTTCGAGCGTCGCGGAATTCTTGTGGAGACACAGCGCGACATAAGCACCGGAAGTACCGATCTTGTTGCTACTCGCCGCGCAACGCTCGACACGCTTGATTTAGACGCCACAAAGAACGTCTGCTATCAATACAACATGCTATCTGCATAATAGGAGATTGAAAATGCAATTACTACTACAACAGCGTCTTGATTTTGGCGCAGGATCTGCGGTGACTCATTACCTCCCAGCATACCGCAACATGTCCCTTAAGCAGGTTCGCTTGGTTCCTCTGGAAAACAGCACCGCGCACGCCGCAAACTATGTAACCATTTCGATTATAAACGGATCGACGACGCTGGCCTCACGTACCACCAACAGTTCGGGCGGATCGAGTCTTGCTGTCGGTGTGTCGGAGTCTTTGGCTCTATCCGGCGGAGAGGCGCTTGATTTTGAGGATCTCGGAGAGATAAAATTCACCGCCGTTCACGCCTCGTCCGGCGTTGCTGCGGATGTTGAAATTCTCTTAGTCTTTGAGCCTGCAAGAGCGGTCTAATCTATGGCTATGGTATCCGCCACAACGCTAAAGACGTATTTGCCAGAGGTGACCGGAGCAACCGCCGACACCGATCTGACAAACCTTCTTGAGCGCGTAGAGTGTGCAATTGCTCGTTATTTTGGGTGGGCAAAACCCGACGCAAGCGACGATCCGCAGCTTTTGGCGGCTACATATACCTTTTATCTAAACGGGCCGACCTTTGGGAATGCTGCGGTCTTGCAGATCCCCCAAAGGCCGGTCAATTCGATTACATCTATACATAGCGATGTCAATCGGCAATACACCGCAGATACGCAATTGAGCGCGGACGATTTCGATCTTGATTCCCTTTTGGGTCAAGCCATTATCGATCCCGTCAATGCAACCGACTCATTTGATCGTGCATTTCGAGCGATTAAGGTTGTCTGTAATTGCGGATATACAGCACTTCCGGCAGATCTCGAGCATGCGGTTTGCGTTTGGGCCTCTCAGCTACACCGAAACAAAGCCACGCAGGGAAAAGAAAGCGTATCTCAGAGAGGGTCGACGGTGAGAATTTCGCCTAAAAAAATGCCCGAAGAGGTTCGAGAGATGCTTTTCTCATTTAGAGAAAGTCGTCAAATACTTTAAGGAGGATCGACATGTCAAAACAATTAACATTTGACGACTTCATAAAAAAGGTCGATCGCGCCGATAAGAATTTACTTAAGACTTTGCGGAAGAAGCTAACAATTATAGGACTCAAAGCGGAGAGAGGAGCCAAACGAAGAGCAACAAGATACCCGAAAGTGCGAACGGGCCGGCTTCGCTCCTCTATCGCGTTCTTGGTGGATGCAAAGGGCGGCAATCCGCGCGTTTTGCTTCGGGCCGGAGGTGCCACGAAAGGCGCGCCGGTACTTTATGCTAAATATGTTGAATTTGGCACCAAGTACATGGAGCCGCGTCTTTTTATGGGTCGCGCAATACGGTCTGCTCAAAAAGGTATGCGTAGAGAATTAAAAAGCTTGCTAAAAATCGCATTGCAGGCGGAATAATGCCGGACTCAAAAACAAGACAGATCACCGATGCCATCAAGACAAAGATCGCCGTAAATTATGCGGGCGGATTTTCTGGTGTGGATATGAGCAACAAAGCCGTAATTGGATCCGTTGTCGATCCTCCTTATATCCCTTTCGCGTGCATCGCATTTACACAAAGCACGTCTGAATTCGGGCAAACGATGGGCCGTTTTCGGGTTACTGCGTCTTATGACATCTATGCATTCATCGGCGGCGGAGATGTCGAAGAGAGAACGCTCAACGCGCAAGATCTCGCATCCGACATAATCGGCGCACTTACGGCAGATCGTCAGCTGGGTATCTCTTCGGTCGTTGATGACATAAAATGTGCCTTTACGGCGGAAGATGGCGACCGGTACAGCATCGAGGGCGCCGGAATAGGTTATATACAATTGGATGTATTTTATCAAACGGATACCGGATCATGACGTGGTATGACTCAAATTACAAACAACGACAACCGATCGCAATTGACGCGCTGGTCGGTGATGGATCTGTGCAAACAAAAGATGTCACTATAACAATTCCAAAAACATGGGATATTTTTTGGGACAACATAAGATCCGACATGTTTGATGTCATTCCGGTCGATGTTGACGGCAATCTTTTGTCTTTTGAGCGCGTTGCGGGCGCGGATGTGGCAACAAGGGTGCTTGTTATGAACATCGACGCGCACGACGTAAAGACACAAGCGATTAATCAAATATTTTTGTATTTTCAAAATCCCGACCAATCAAGCGATCCAAGCTCCTCGGTTACGATTGCAAGCGCGATCAATGCTTACATAGACATATCGCAGGCGGGCGGGTTTATCGTACGTCAACCGCTAAACAGACCACCAACACAAAGCCCGCTGCAAGCCATCACCAAGAGCACAACGGATGTTATCGATGTGTTCTTCTCGGTGGCGGGTCTCTTTCGTTCGATGTCGTCACCGTACGCGGATCGCGCCGATTACGAAGGGATCAGTTATGTCACCGTTCAAAGCCTCGACTCTTCCGGCGTAGATTCAAGCGCCCGATATGAAGAGGGAGACACAAGAATCATCGACGGCTTTGTCAAAGCAAGAGCAAAGGCCGGCAGTGACGGCGCGGATTATGCTCTTGTCGTAACTGTCGCGACCAGTACGGATCAGATTATAGATATTAGATGCTTGGTGCAAGTGCGCGATCAATTGCCCGCATCATAACAGGAGAAAAAAATGCCTTTACAATTTGGAAGAACCGCATATATCGCCCTTGGTGAGGAGTCCACATACGGATCTCCGGTCTCAACAACTGGAATAAACAATCGTATATTCTCGGTGTCGATGGCGAGAAAGCAAGAGCGCGAGAGAACGACGCATTTGTCGCAATCCTCAGCCGCGTTTGCGGTAAACACATTTGATGGATTCGAGATTGCAGGCGGATCGATCGAGATGCCTTTGGTGTATAAAGGTATTGGTCTACTCTTAAAGAGTGCGATCGGATCCGTAGCAACAACCGGCGCAGGACCTCATCTGCATACATTTACACCGTCGGCAACGCTTCCAAGTATGACAATCAACGTTCAAAGAGGTACCGGATCGAGCGAGAAATTCGAAGGGTGCAAGGTTTCGACAATGACGCTATCGTGTGAGGCAGGAGGGGAGGCGCGGGCAAGCTTTGAGATCATCGCAGAGACCGCACAATCAAGGACGGGCGCTCTTGCATCGCCGTCTTTTGGTGATGGTGCACAGATATTCCATTTTCAAAGCTCAACCCTATCCTATAATAGTGTAACAACATATAAAATGCGCTCTATGGAGTTGACACTAGATAACAAGCTCGAAAGAATCAACTATCTCGGCTCAAAAGTTACGACAGAGCCGCAGATATCCGATGTGCGCGAGGTTACACTAACTGTGACGATGGATCTTGAGGATAATAATTTGTATGACTCCCAGATATCCGGCACGTCTTCAAATGTTGAGGTTACATTTACAAGCGGGGCCGATATTTTTAATATACTGCTCAGAAATGCCGAAATCGTTGATTATGACGACGCGGTCACATCATTCGGCCGTATCGAAAGAACAATAACGTTCTTCGGGCTTTCAGATAGCTCAAATGAGGCTTTGCGTATTGAGATGACAAACGACAATCCGAGCGCAATCAGTAACTAACAACCAACAAAGAGAGGTATGCGATGAATGGTGACATTCTCAAGGAGATCGCAGAGGCCGCAAAATTTGAAATGAAAATATTTGACGGTGCATTAACAATCGAAGGGCGCATCTTATCGCCCGCAGAAGTCGAGTCGGCGGGGCTTGCAAGCGCATTGCTTGCTTCTCAGGTCATCAAAGGCAAATCGCAAGAGCAAATCAAAGCGATGCAAGAGATGAGCGAGAAAGCGCAAGAGGGCGACATAGACCAACTTGATCAACTTCTCTCTATGGCGAACACGATCCGGCCCGACATGCTCGAACAGATGGCACAAAGAGAGGATCAATTGATCATAAAATGCGTCAAAAAGTGCTCAAAAGATGGCGTAAAATGGGAGCCTTTGCACCTTGTTGATGCGATAGAGCGCCAAGATCCCCGACAAAACCGGCTTTGGGTGGGTATGTTGCCCAAAGAGGACCGCAAAACAATCTTAGATCGCGCCTTAAACGGGCACAAGGAGGCGAGCGAAAAGCTCAAATCCTTTCGCCAAGGATGAGCAATTGGTCCACCTATACGATATAATCGGGCGTACTTATGGTAAGCTTCCAAGCGAAATCTCTAAGCTTCCTTGGTCGGATCTTATGATATGCTTTAAGTGTATATCTGCCCGATCGGATCGTGTAAAAGGTATTATCAAGCGGGGCCGCCGAAAAAAAGACATGGTATTCCCAAATATATCTCTTCTTGATTTGGCGGATCTGATATGAGCACTACGGTTGAATATGACATATTGGTCGAAGTTCTGGATTCGATCAAGGACCTTAAGAAGCTTTCGAACCAGACCAAGAAAAACAAAAAAGAATTCGATGGTACCAAGAAAAGCGGTGTCGCCATGGCGGGATCTCTTGGTGCGGCCTTTGTTGGATTGCAGGCCGCCGCCGGTGCGGTTGTTGGTGCGGTCCAAAAGGTCACCGGTGCGATCGTAGGCGCGGCCGAGGCGTCTTTCGAGATGACGCGCGCGGTGGTCGACAACATAAACGACCTTAACGACCTATCTGCTCGATCGAGTATATCGGCGCAAAACATCGAAGCTTTAAAACTTGCCTTTGAGAGTAGCGGACAAAGCGCCGACAACGCAAAAACGATTATATCGCAATTCCCGCGCGCATTGACGGCGATACAAAAAGAAGGCAGTCAAGCCAACAAGGTCCTTAAGGCGCTCGGTGTTGATGAGAAAAACCTTAAAGATGGAAATCAGGCTTTTGTCGAGGCAATTCGGGCGCTCGAGGGTATCGAAGATCAGACCGTCAAAGCGCAGGCCGCAAACGTCATATTCGGGCGCTCAGCGGGCGACCTTTTGCAAGCGCTAGGTTCGGGCGAGTTTGACGAGTTCACCGCCTCCATCGAGAGATATGGCACCAAGGCGGGGCCGGAAGCGAGTGCGCAGGCGGCCGAGTTCCAAAAGAGATTGGCCGCCATAGGCATGATCGTCGCAAGAGCAACGCAAGAATTCATAATAAACACCGGCGTGATGGACTTTTTTATCAGTGCCTTAACTACCGCACAGCAAGCAATTGCCGGCTTAAATGCGTTTATGCAAAGCGGGCAAAAAGGAATTCGTGCGCTTGCGGGGGATATATTCTCTTTCTTGGTTGTATCTTTTCAAGTTTTGGCGCAAAAAGTAGGCGATTTTATTTTGGGTCCTTGGCTCTCGATGCTTCGGGCGTTTGATACATTCCAGCAAAAAATGACAGGAAAAAGTCTTTTTGCTGAGGCGATAAAAGGAATCGGGTCTTTTGTGTTGGAGCAATACGAATTAACCGACGCGATCGACGCGGCAAAGGTGGCTTTTGCCGCAGAAGGTGACGCGATAAAGGCGTCATCTGCGGCAGCAAAGGAGAACACCAAAGACAACGAAGACAACAAAGACGCTCTTCAGGCTCTTATTGATGCACTGAAAGGCAAAAAGAACGCAACAAAAGAGGACAACAAAGAGACGAGCAAGGCGAATTCTTTACTTAAAGTTCGACAAGGTGCGCTTGATGCTTTGGCGGATGCGAACAAAAAATATACTCAAGGAATCGAAGATATCCGATCGATCCTTAAGGATGCCGGATCCGATCAGCTTTCTAATCTGGATAAGATCAACCAATTAGAGCAAAGTAGATTGGATAAGCTTATTCTGATCGGAAAGCAAACAGGTATCAACACAGAGGCCGCAGAGGGGGCCGTAAAGGCACGAGCAGAGCGCGAAAGAGCCGCACAGAGGCGCGGGCAGGTTGCCGGCGCAATTGCGGGCGTTGGTGGCGCAGTGGGCGCCCTTTCTAGCCCGCAAGCGCTTGCGGATTTTGCCGGAGGTCTTGCCGGCCCGATAGGCTCGGCGGTTTCGGGTGTTCTTGGTGGCCTTGCGGGTCTTGGCGACGTGTCCGGAATTGAAGAGGACCGACTACAAAAAGTCATGGAGGAGACCGGAAAGAGTCGCGATGAGGCCATGAGGCAGATCCTTATTGACGACAAGTCCGCCGAGTTTGAGATTTTCTTTGAGGCGATTGTGCGCGGATTGACCTTGTTGCCTCCTATTCTGCTTAAAACGCTTCCAAAAGTGCTATTGCCCGCCGCGCTCTCTATTGTAGACGCAATTATTATGTTACCTTTTCAGATAGCCGGCCTCATCGGTACAATGATAGCCGACGGCGCTAAGATGATAGGCGAGTTTATCAAAGACCTCTCACCTATGGCGGTCCTCAAAAAGCTGTTTTCTGGGATAATGGGCGCAATAAATGACTTTGTAAAGGCTGTTTTTGGTCTCGATATGGGCTTTGGTGGCGAGTCTTTTATGTCGGGAGGTCGGTTCCTGTCGGCGCAAGGTGGGCTTAGATTTACCGGTGCATCACAGGGCCTGGCAAGGCTTCATAGTGGTGACATGGTCGTGCCGAGGTCGGGTCAAATGTCCTCGTCGGTTGCGCGTGATGTGGAGGTGCAAGCGGCCGGCGGTGGCGTAACAATCAACATAAACAGCGCCATAACAGAGCGATCGGCTATTGATTCTTTGGTGCGCAAAATAGAGCAGAGGTTTGGCGGTTTTGGTCAATCGACATCACCTCTCTTTGGGGGTCGATAATGGGAAATGCGAAATTTTGGTTTTACCCGCAACCGGACGGCCGACACCTTGTTGAGATCGACATGGGCGAGGCGCTTGGCGAGCTTTCTAGCGAGTTTTTGCACGACGCGATCGATGGCGTGACTTATTCGGGCGGCATCTCTCGCAGTGTAGGAAGAGGCGGCGAGATCGTGGGCATACAGCGGGACCGCATGCAGCTAGGCGAGGAGTTGGCGCATAAGTTCGACGCGCTGCAAAACCACCTCGATCGCGGGTACTCCGTATCTTTTACCGCCGACTCTTCGAAAGCATGGGCGGCGTCTTGCCAGACCTCACCGACGGCCGGAACATTTAATCTGCTTTTAAAAAACAACCCCTTCGACGTGATAACCGGCACCGGAACGCTACCAACCGCAAACGATTATGTTGTTTTGGAGACGGGATCGCCGGCGTATACGCGCGAAGTGGTCAAGGTTTCGAGCGCATCTTTGACGAGCGGATCGGGTGGAAGTATCACGACATCGGGCCGGATCTGCTTTGACTACAACATGAGGCAGGCATTCGCGCGGTGGTATCGCTTTTGGCCTATACTCAAGCGGCAAGAGTCCGACGTAGGCAAGGCAATCATAACAAACGAAGGCGGGCGGCTTTGGTCTTTAAATGTTACGCTTGTTCCGGATTATCAAGCTCTTTTTGCGTTCTTTAATGGTGAGTTTTACCAACACACAAACGCAAGTTTAATACCTACATCGCCGGTGAGTGGCCCAATACCAAGTGGAAGCGGGCAGGGATCACTCGATCAAATCTCGGCGGGTGCATCGGCAAACCCGAACCAACAAAGCGTCGAGGATGTTATGGGCGGGATCAATATGGGCGTATACAATGCGCTTCGAGGGCGATAATGTCTTGGTCAAGCGATTTTGTTGCGGCACTATCGGCGCCAAGTATCACGCCGATCTATCGTCTGCGTTTTTGGAAGCCATCGACAAATTCGATTGGTGAGGATGTCACGATTTATTCAAACAGCGGAGATCTTCGCATCGGTGCGGATGGCGTTCAAGTTCGTGGCACCTCGGTTATTCCTTCGCGGTGGTCGGTCTCTTTTGGTGGGTTTAGTTTGGATCTTGTTGGTGATATGAGGCCATACAAAGACCAATTCAATCGCGGATCTATGGTGATTTTAGAATGTGCGTTTATGGGTCTTGCTTCTTGGCAAACGATCGCACTTGGCCAATTGGATCGGATCTCTGGTCTTCGTGGTGTGTACAGTGCTACATTCAAAGACATAATAAGCGCCCTTCAGAGCCGCATAGACACGCGCTATTCGAGCACGTATACATACAACAAGCTTTTCTTTACGGCAGCCCTCAATGCGCGCGTGACGCACACATGGACAACCGGACATACGACGTTACAAGTTGCGAACGCTTCGATTTTTGAAAAGATGACCGGACAACAGGGCGTTATCTATTGTGTTCCGGCAAGTGCGGATCCCTTTTATATGCGCTGGACTTCGGTCGATACAGTCGCCAACACCATAACGCTTGACACCGGCAACGCTTCGCACCCGTCGACGGTGAGCGCGTCAAATCTTGCGGTTAATGACCTCGTCTATAATGCAGTACGTATATCCGGCACGCCATACAGTTTTTTAGCGAAAATCGTGACGTCGACGGGCACCGGCACGAATGGACCATATGACAAGCTCCCTGCAAATTGGAGCACCGGCGCGCCGATCCCCTATTCGATGTATGATCAAGCCGATGCGCAGGCAACAAGCGCATATTTAAAGCCATCGACAGGCACATTCTACAATTGGGATTTTGTATTTAATACACCGCTCGACAATGGACTAAGATCGGTGCTCAATCTGCTCGCGAACTGCGGACAGTGGCCCGTATTTAGGCAGGATTCTTTCTCTTGGCGCGGGTGTACCGATCCAACCGGTCAATTTGACGACGTTCCGCCAATCGTTGAAACAATAAGAGATAGCGACATCATCGAGATCGAAGAGCATATTATGCACGATCCTTCTTTGTCTGCGGTGTATGGGAGCACGAAGCTTGTTTATGATGTCTCTGGATCGTCGGATTCATCAACACAAAGCGCGGTGCCTACGTTGCCCGCACAAGGTCAGATCTCTCGCGATATGGGCGCAATATATGACGCCGGCGGCAACGAGCAGGCCATGGGCGAGGGTGACCTTAAGCGCTTGAAAATATGGGACCTCTATCACTGGTCAAAGCTCACTTTGCGTGTCTCTTTGCGGTTTGCGGTACTCGTTGCCGGCGATGTGGTACGCATCTCGTCGGCGTATTTGTACGATTTAAGCACACAAGCGGGTAGAACATACAGCAATCGCGCCGGAATGGTCATATCTACAGAGTACAACATAAGCGGCCGTTTTTGTGCTATAGTGATAGCGATCCCGCCTTTGATTAGTTGAGTCTATCTATGCAAATAAAAACCTATCCTCTCGGCGAACTTCCGCCGTTGCTTCGACGCTGTAAAGATCTCGGATATGCGATCTTTGTTGCGCACAATTACGACCTCAATTTGATCGCTTGTCGCTCTCCGTCGAGAGAAAGCGGAAAATTTGACGACATGTTTCATGTGATTTATCGTTACGGAGATCGATACATTCATGAATCATACCCATGCACAACGGACGCCGGCCTTTCTTGGATGCGCAACCCCGCAAGAGTGCAAGGCCCTGCGATATTCGTGGCGGGGCACTACCGCAACAA